CGCCGGGCTGAGCCGTCGGGAGCCACGCATCCATGCCCGCAACGCAAGTGCGCACCGGGCTCGCGTTGTCCTGTCGATCGCCACGAGCGAAAACCGAATCCAGGACCGCGACCGCAACGCCACCGAGGGAGTTGATGTTCGCGTTCAGGGCGAGGGTCTTCGTCGAATAGTTGATGCCCAGAACGGTCAGAAACCCGCCGGCCCCCTTCAGCGCGCCCGACGACTCGGTCAGCGCGAACTGAATGTCCATGTTCTTTTCGAACAGGTACATATCCTCGAGGTCCTGAATGACGAGGTTCGCGGTCGCGACGTTGGTTGACGCATCGACAACGCCAATCTTGCCGAAGCCCGCCCGATACACCTTCGTGCAGAAGGAGTGCATCGTCGCGTCCATGATTCCGTCGACCTGGAGAACCATGTCGTCGTAGAACGTGCCGAGCTTGTCGCCAGCGGTCGCCAGCAACAGGCCGTCAATGGTCGCGCGGCCATAGTCGCGGAACCACGTCAACGTCGGCTGCGCAACGCTGGTAAAGCCAAACGTCGCGTCCTCCGACTTGGCCTTGACGACGCTGAACGTCGCAGAACGAGCCGGCGAGTTACCGATGCGCATGGGATAGGCAACGTTCTTGCCCGTCCATGCGACTTTCTTGATCATCGCGCCAAGCGGGCCCTTGGACCAGCCGACCGCGCCGAGAAAGTTGTTGTCGTAACGAATCTTGAGAGCGCCGACGAGGTTGTTGAACGAACCCCCGACGGTGGCGAGCGTGCCGAACCCGAGCGCCCCGGCGAGCGAATCGAGCGCCGCGCCCGCGATGAGCAGCAGCAGAATGAAACCGAGAACATGGGACATGACGAGACTCCGTTGGGAAAGGGGTGGACGAACCACCTGCTTTCGCGCTTTCAGAGTTTCGTCTTCGGTTTCGTCGTGTGCGCTACTACAGGACCAATCTAGAATGCACTTACCAGGCCGATTGGCAAACCTATTTCAGGCCATCATGGAATGATTGCTTCTTCTTTCCGTGCCGTTGCTCCGAATAAGCAATTGCTACTGCCTGCTTAATTGGTCGGCCTGCGTTGCGTTCGGTAGCAACGTTCTGGGAGAATGCGGCCTTTGATTTACCCGGATTCAGCGGCATTGCGTTACCTCAGGTTGAATCGCCTCTTGAGCTCGATGTCGAGCGCGTCGCGGTCGCGGGGCAATGGCTTGGGCCGCGCATCTGGGCGGGCCGCGGGGCGGCGCAGGGATGGCGGACGGGGCGGGGCTGGCGGTTCGCGCCTGGTCGTTCCGCCGTTCTTGGCTGCGATGGCCTCCGTGATTGCCGAATGGTCTGCGATGAGCTTGTCCTCGAGCACCTCGGCTGCCGCCTTGAGGTATGCCTTCTGCTTGCCGGTCGGCGAGCCGGCTTTGGTCCATTCGGCTTCGGCCAGGCCGCCGATCCATTCGGCCGCGGTCAGCGGAGCGCCGGTCTTTTCGTCATGATCGACGATGACGCCGCTTTTCATGGCGGCATGCACCACCGGCACCGATTCAATCGCCTGCGTGGCCGTGACGACGCGGCCCATGTTCTCCTGACGCTGCAGGCGGCTGATTTCCTTGTCTCGGGTGTCTCGGTCCTTTTTCAGGGCCTCGATGTCCGCATCGCGCTGCGCCTCTCGCTTCTGCTCGGGCGTCAGCTCCTCGGGCGGCTTGCCCTCCTTGCCGGCGATGAGCGATTCCAGCGCGTCGTCGCGGCGCATCCCGCGCATGGCCAGGAGCTCGCCGAGACTGGCATTCTTGAGCTTGCCTTCGAGTTCTTCGCGCCGGCTACGCTCCGCGATCAGATTCGTCTCGATGGCGCGCGTCTGCTGCTCACGCTCGAGGGCCGCTAGCGCCGCGCGGCGCCGTTCACTTCCGGTGAGCTTGGGCGCCTCTTCTTCGGCATCCGTGCCCTCGGTGGCCGCCGTTGCTTCGTCGCCTTCGGCCGTGTTGGCATCGAGATGGACGTCAGGGTCTCCCTCGGCATCGGTGCCGGCGACATTGACGTTGGTCTTCTTGCCCTTGACGGGCCGGCCGACTCCTTCGACGCTGGTCCCCTCGAGGCCCAGGCGCTGGTCGCCGGTAGGCATCCCGCCGCCGTCTTCAGCGTCGTAGTCATTCCAGGCGAGGGCTACGGGCTCAGTCTCGGCGCTGTCCTCGGCAAAGTTGGGAATGCCCTGCTTCGGTGCCGGCTTCGCGGCGACTGGCGTTGGCGCGGGTTCTGCCTTGGCAGGCGGCGGCGCGGGGGCTGGTTCTGAACTTCGGTTGGCCATGTGTTCTCTCTTTCGTCGTTGGGTTGCGTCTTACTGAACGGGACCTTGCGGCGGCGGCACCGGCGGCGCGCCGGTGGGCATCGGCGTGGCTTGCGGGACCGGCGACGTCGGCAATGGAGCGCCAGGCGGCGGCGCAGGAGGGCCGGGGAGCATCTGCTGAGCTACGCCCGGCGCAAGCTTCGTCGGGTCGATGGCGTCGATCAGCTTCGAGAGCAGCGCCATGTGGCCGATTGGATAGTTCGCCTTGCTCGACCAGGCCAACAAGTAGCGTTGCCGCGCGTAGTTGAACAGCGTCTCCGCGTTCAGGTACGGCGGCGGCGTGTTGTACTTCCCTTCTTCGAGGATGTCGTCAACGATCGATTCCATCGCATACTGCGGCGCGAGCTGCAGATCGATAATCGGCGACAGGTCGGGCACGTCGGCCGCGCGCATGGCGTCTTCACGCGTGAGCCAACCTTTATCGATCAGGAAGTTCGCGCGCTCGAGACGACCGGCGACCGTGGCGCCGAAGATGCTCGACGGGTAGACGCGAATTTCCTCGTCATAATCCTTGTTTCCCTCGTCCATCGGGAACGCGATTTCCGAGTAAGAACCGCGACGAATGGCGCGGTACTTGACCTCGGAGGCGCGGCCGTCCCGAATCAGGTCGCCCGTGAGTCGATTCCACCACTCAGTGGTTTCGACGACAGTTCCCTCCCAGAGCTGCGAGAGCAGCGCTAGGCGGTCCTGCTGCAGCTCGGTCGATTCCTGGATGGCGACGGCTGCCGTGAGCCCGGCGGGCTTGACGCCAGCGGCAATCTGCGGCGACACGCCAAGCGTCTCATAGCCGAGGCCCTTGAGGTGCTCGACGTATTGATACCACTCGGGCGAGACGGCCGTTATGGGCGCGAACACTGGCGCAGTGTTCTTGAACCTGACAATCTGGATGTCAGAATTCGTGACCTTTGTCGGCGCCGTCTCGTTTTCCTGCAGTCCGATCAACTGCATGGCCGACTTTTGGTGTGTCTCGCGGATGCGCTGATAGGAGTCGTTCAGCTCCAGCTGCAGATCGACCAGCTTTGCCACCGCGCCCACGCCCCACATTCCGATCTGACCCTCATCGAATGTGCGCAGAATCAGCGGCCAGCCGTCATACTTCCATTCGCGGTCGCTGCCCTCGACGACGTGATTGCCGCAAATCAGGATGGTTCGACCCTGTGGACCACGCTTCCATGCATGAACAATCCGCACCTGACTGCGCGGCATCGAGCCGCCGTAGACGATTCCCGACGGCGAACCAAGGGACGACTCCTTGAGCTGGTCGAGCGGAATGCGGTACATCTCGGACGCCTGCTCGATGGGCAGGTAGGTCACGTGATACGCGCAATCAGGCTTGCGATACCGAGACTCCACCTCGTCGAAGAGAAACTCCCACTCGGGATAGCGCGCGACAGTCACCTCATCGGCCGAGTCATCGACCTTCAGCACACCGCCGTCGCCGATGAGGAGGTCCCGAAACATCAGGGACGCTTCTTCCTGATATTTGTTCTTGTGCGCCCACGCGTCCGAGATGTCGGTTTTGTCGCGAGCTGCGCGGTTCACGCGATAGTCGCCGCCATTGGGCAGGAATTGCGCGCGCGGGCGAAACGAACAGATGCGATTGCGAATCGCGTTTACGATCGCATAGCAGATGTTGAAAGTGATGTCCTCGGAGTTCCAGAGCGGGTTCCGCTCGTAGCCGGACATCGAGAGCTGATACAGGTCACCCAGCGGGCGCCCCATGTAGAGCTCGGTATAAAACAGGATGTCGTTGCGCCGGGCCATCTCGAGCTGAGTGCGCTCGAGGTGATCGACGGCGGCCTGCAACGACTTGGCGACCGGCGACGAATCGACCGTATCGCCGCCCTTTGGCTCCTGAAACCATGCCTCGGGAGACGTCCCGGGCAAGTCCTCATTTGGATAGCTCAGTTCAGCGGAGACACGCTTTCCGGCTGTGGCCGCGTCGTTTCATCTTCGTCGGGCGTCGAGAGCCCGAGGGCAATCTCACGCTCTGCGATCCGTTCCTCAAGTAGGCGATGCATCAGATTCGCAACCCGATTCAAGTACGGCCCGGCATACTCGGCGAACCAGCGCTCCGGGTCGGGCCGAATCAGGTCACGCGCGCGCAGGCGAGCGCCAGCCTTGCGGGCGACGCGGTAGATTGCGACGGTGCGCTCCCAGGCGTCGACATCGGTTGGCGCGATGCCGCGATAGGTGTCACTCATCGACTTCGCGCCCTTCGTCTTCGCCATCATCGCGAACCGCTGGCGCCGAGCCCATCCACTCGCGCGGCCAGGGAGGCAGATAGCCGAAAGCGCGCATGGTCACGCCGAGATTTCTTTCGCGGGTGTGAGTGCCCGCAGGAGCACCGACGCGGCCAAATGTGATTGACTTGACCGCTGAGTCGCAGCCTTCCAAAGGATCGTCAACATCAGAGAGCGATCGAGCCGCGGAAGGTCTGGCAAGGAGGCCAAGTAGCGGATTCGGCGCAATCTCGTCGATGACGACGAACTCACTGATTCCTCTGCCTGTTGCGTCCCGCGAAGTATCCGCCATGTGCTTGCCTTTGCTCTTCGAGATTGTTTAGGTATTCGTCCATCGGGTCAAGTAGGACCTTAGGTTTTGCAACCGGCAACTCGCGCAACATGTCGCGCGCCTTGCGCCAAGAATAGAGCCACGCGTCGCCGAGGTCTGAATGGTCGGCATTTTCCGCTAGCTTGCCGGGCTTCTTCCAGCGCACACGCTTGGCCTCACGAATCATCGGCGAACCCTTTTCGACGAAGGTCTTACCCGTGCGCAGGTCGGTATTGAGCCACTCGATGTACTGGACCTTCTCTTTCTTGTCGGCCTCCATCCAGTGGATATCGGGCGCATCGACGCGAAACGTCTCGATGGTCTTGCGCGTTGCGTGACCGGCTGGGTCGTAGACGACGCTCGGGAGCTTGCCGTCCTGACCTGGATACTGCGGCGCGAGCTTGCGGACGCGCGCAAATAGTTGGTGATTGTTCTGCTTGCTCAGGCCCTCGCAATAGCGCAGCACGCTGAACTGCCGATGCGTCTCGACGCCCGTTGCGGCTATCGCGTCCATGTCATTCCAGCCGAGGTCAAGCCCGAGGACGTGGGCATAGTAGTCACGTGGCGCGATTTCAATGATGGCTTCTTCGGGAATGAAGTAAACCAGCGCGTCTGGATCCACGATCCACTGGCCGAGCCACTCTCTACGATAAGTAACCGAGTCTTCCGTAAGAGCGTACATCGCTCTCGCCTCGGCCAAGCCATCGCGACCAGCACGCACGTAGAACGGGTTTTGGTTGACCGTCCAGTGGTGGTCGTTCGACCACTCAGGAGAATGGCAACAATCGAAGAAGAACCCGTCCGCGACCTCAGACGGTGTCCCAGTCGCATAGACCTGGCCTCGGTAGTCGAGGGTCGTCGGCATGATCGCCGCTTTGGCCAGCTTCGCAAACCACTCGGGCGCGAGCTGTGCCTCATCGATCCAAACGAGCCGAAACTTACGACCGCGAGCCCGTTCGGCGTCTTTGCGCGTGTTGAAGCCGAGAACTTCGATCTTGGACGTGCCCCACGACCAACATCGCTCAGTCCAGCGTTCACGCAGTCCGAGCTCATAGGCTAGGTTGTACTCCCGGAGGTCTTCCCAGACGATGTCGACGCCTTGCTCATCACTGGGCGCGAAGTAGCAGATACCGGCCGGTCCACCTTTCCGCAACACACGCAGGCTCTTCCCGAGGAACGTTGTAGTTTTTCCGGCACGCCGACCAGGATCGGCTGCCACCAGTGGTCGCACGTCGTCTCGGAGGCTGCATTGTTCGGGCCCAAGGAGCTCTTGGAACGCTTTCCAACCCGGCGGCTCATGTGTTTCCTGCGCCTTCAGGACGCGAACCGCGAGCTCCAAAATCCGCGGGTCCGGGGCGCGCATTCAAGCGACGGCCTCCCACTTGATCCCATGGCAATCGGCCCAGCGTCTCCAGCACGGCGTGGGCTGTAACACCTTTAGTTCCTCGCGCGGCCATTCCTTGAGCAGCTGCAACCCGAATCCCTGGCCGCGTAGTCCAGCCTTCACGTAGACCATCGCCAGCGTGCGCGGGTCGCGCCAGACAGCGAAGCCGACCAGCACGCCGCCTGTCTCGGCAACAGCAACACGCCCGCTCTCGAGCCACTCGTCCACCATCGGGCCGCATTTGGCTTCCCAGCCGCGCCAGGTCACGCCGTCGCGACGCGGCCAACGCACTTTGAGCGTCGTCTCGCGCACGAATTGGGATTCACCTCGAGCGCGACCGAGCGGGCGGATGACGACGGCGAGGTCATTCACCGACGCACCCAGCGCAGCACAGAGCCCCAACTCGAGCCGACGACGCGCCCAAACCAACGCAACGGCGCAAACAGCCGTGACAGCGCCTCTCGCCTGCGCTGCGCCTTATCCAGCTTCGCAAGGAACAGCCGTTCAACGCGCGCCATCTCGACCAGGAGACGTCCGCGCTCCGTCTGCGACTGACTGACCCAATCGCGCTTGACGTCGGCCCACGAGCGTCCCATACGCTGTGCGTAGGTCTGCAGCGTCTGGCGCGCGCCCGGCGTCATCGCGACAGGTCCGCCAGAATCTCTGCAGCACAACGCAGTAGGGTCGCGGCGCGCGTAGAGGGACGCGGGTAGTCGGTCGGGCGATTGCGCGCGTCTTTGAGTACCTCGACGGCCAGAAGCGCGAGACGGGTAGCCTCGGTCAGTGTGGAATCGATTTCATCGAGGCCTGACTGCTTTCGGTCAGGATCGCAGGACGCGCAGCTCATTCGTCCACCAACAGGCTGATCGCCGCCGCCAGATAGCCCGCGGCCATCTTCAGCTCGCCCGCGTCAATCGCCTTCGTCGCGTCGAGCATCGCCATCTTGGCCCCCGCCTTCCGCGCGTCATTGAAGCTGGGTGCGTGCGGGTTCGTTGCGGCGTGGCGGTCGTACTGGGCCTCAGTCATGCGTTTCGACATCGTTTCGTCCTCCTGACTCGTCCAGTGTGTAGTCAGGGCCACGCAGCTTTCAAACCGAATTGAAGCTTTTGAAACCATCGAATTCGCATGACACGGTTGACAGCGGACCGTCGCATGTGCACCATGACGTGCATGCGCCACCTACTCCCCGCCCTGTGCCTGTTCGCCGCCGCCTGCGGTACTACGCCGACCGCCGAGACTGCCTCAGAGGCGAACGTCTCGCTGCTCGGGTCCTGGTCGATTCACATGACCCCAACCGACCGCGTGGTGACGACGATTCCGCCGCCCTGCGATGGCTCGATGACGGTCACGCAGGATGACGCCGCGGGCGTGAATGGCACATGGTCATGTGGCGCCGGCATCGGTTCGCTCGGGGGCTTTCGCGTTCACGAGAGCGGCGGCGCCTGGATTGGCTTCGCTACGCCCTCGACCATCACGGGAGCGCCTGACTCGTGGCTGCGCGCGTGGGTTCAGATTGCATCGGCATCGACCCTGAGCGGCGATGATCTGACAGCCTCGAGATAGAGGGCACAGGAGTGGCAGTCCGGAGTATCCGGTCACTGTCACGTATTCAATTTCCCCTCGGTCAAGCATCAGAGCGATTGCAGCAACCGGGCACAGGAGACGCGCTGCCACTCGCGTCGGCCGCTCCCGGCGTCACAGCTCACAGGCTGGGTACGCTCGTCACTTCGAAGGTGCATCTCCGTTGGTCGGCTTCACATCGATCACATCGCTGCGCTTGCGAGCTTCGCGCTCGGCGAGCTCGAGCATTTCGGCTAGACGCTTCTCGACGGCTTTCTCAATCTGCTCGTCGTTGCGAACAGGGCCGATAAGACGGTCGAGCCACATCGCCATGTATTGCGGCTTGGCGTCCAGTGTGGAGACAAGTTCATCATCGGTTCCCTTGAGATACTTCACCTCTCCGAAAGCCAAAGCCTTGAGACGCACGAACGTTTCGCGCATCTCATCGACCGTCGCGAACTCGTTTTGCAGCATCTTTTCGATGCGCCTACGTCGCGTCTGACGGCTCGGGAACTTGCGGGAAAGTTCGTCCTTAGTTGATCCGGTCAGTGACGTCTCGAAAGCTCCGGTCTTCGGGTCGTACTCCATGCTCCAATCCTAGCTGATTATGCCGCTCGCCTGCGCAACCGTTCGCCAATCGCAGCACGGCGCTTCTGGCACGTCATGGCGTTGTGCCCTTGCGCGGCACAGAACGAGCAGTGATGCGTCTGGCTCTTTTTCTTCGGCACGTAGATGCTCTTGACCCAGCCGCTTGCCGGGCAAAACGACGCGCGGTGCCCAACGGCCCCGCACCCTCGGCAGGTGGGTGGACCAAGTTTTACCTCGCCCTTCGCAGCCAGCGCGGCCTGGTAAGCGTTACGCCGCGCCATCGACATCAGGGCCCGCGTTTCGGATGAACGCGTCTTGAGCGCGGACGGCGCGATTGGCGTGCGCACTTGCAGCCGCTCCCAGTCCTCGACGGCTTCGGCCTCGGTCTCACGGCACGGACCTTGGTACACCTGGCCGTGGTCGATGAACCGATAGGCGTAACGCACGATTCGGCCGCTCGAGACCTTTGCGACGTGCTTGCCTGTCTTCGGTCCGCACTGGTCATCGGGCGGGACAAGCTCTCGAATCAGCCGGCGCGCTTGTCGGCGCGAAATGATCTTGTGCTCTTGCCCGTCGTCGGTAATGAGTTTCATCCTCTCGCCTCCTTCGCTTCCGCCTCTCGTTTCGCCTTGTTCGCCTCGAGTTCGTCCCGCATCGCCTGGCCGAGTAGCGCGCGCAGGGCCATCACGTATTCGCTGGCCTTTCGCGCGCGTTCCCGGGCCTGCTGGGCGGTGAGCTTTGGATCGGTCATGGCTTGATCTCGCCAAAGATGACTTCCCACCGCGTGCGGGCAACGCCGCCAGTGCCAATCGGGTCTCGTATAGCCTTGAGTTCGCCCTGTGTGCAGTCAGCCCAGGACCCGCGCGGCTCGAGCTCCGCGCTTCTGACGAATCCGGCGCCCCTGAGCGACGCTCCACTTTCACCAGCCTGCGAATAGGTCACTATGCGGTGGTATCCGAGGGCCTTCGCAGCTGCGCGCGCCGCACCGTAAAGCATGCCATTCGCCATTGACGCCCCATCCGTGCACGTCCTGTTTATCTCGAGTGTCAGGCCGTCATCGAGCAAACGCGCCACCGGCCTACCGCAAATTGCAACGCCGCGGATTCCCGTCTCATCGGCGACGGCAAGAGAGAACTTGTGCCCACGGCACGGCTTGTTGTGCCGATGATGGTGAGCCACAAATTCGTTAGCTCGCTTCAGCGTCACCGGGATCACGCGTAATGTCATGTTCCTACTCCCGCGTCTCGTTCCTTGTTTCGCCTGAACTCCTCACCCTGCGCCAAACGCTCCCGTTCGAGCTGTGCGGCGTCTTTGGCGGCTCGCTGGCCCATCGCCTCGGCAATCGCGACCGGAGGCCCTGAGGGGCGCGCAGCGCGCACTGGTGCCGGTCTGCCATTGATCTTCGGTTGCCCAGGCAACCAACCCTGCGTATGGCCGCGACCATTAAGCCATGACGAGAGGTCTTGAACGAAACCGTCTATCGGCCTTTGGGATAGCAGATAAGCTCGCCAATTGGCTTGCACAGCCACCCATGAAGGCTTACCGACCTTCTTCCATGCTTTGGCTGCGGCGAACTTCCCGCCTCGGCGGCCGGTCTTCTCCCAGATGATCTCGAACTCGCCGGGATAATCGACCGAACCCGCCGACGCAGTCGGCAAGATATCCGGTTCTTTCTTTGTCTGTGTCTGCGTCTTGAGCTGAGTCTGAGTGTCGTTACAGGCGCTACCGTCCGCTACGGGGCGTGACGAAGCGTTACTAAGCGTTACTTTGTGTGACTCCCTAAAGCGTTGCTGGCGAACCGCGGCACGTTCGCGCCTGTCCTCGGCCGAGAGCTGCTGCGAATACTTCTCGTGGTTGATAAGACGCCAGCCGCCGTCGATCACCTCGAGCCGGCGCCCGTCGGCCTCCTTGGTCCTAGAATCCGGGTCGGGCGACAGGAATGCCTCGAGCGCGGCTTCGCACTGCTCGCGCGTCACTCCCGCGAACTTGGCTAGGCCAGGCACCGAGGCTTGCACCTCGCCGTGCCGGTCCGCCATCGCGAGCATGGTGATCCAAACGACCTTGGTTGCTAGCGGCAACTCCCAGACGGTGGACGCCAGAATCGAACCGAACAGTTTAGTGTAGCCGCTCACCGGCGCGCGCTCCGGGCGATGCTGAGTAGGAGGTCGCGGAACTCGGGCGGCGTCTTACTCCTGTCGCCTTGACGATCCCATAGCGAACCGGTCAGGGGGCCGGCGCCGCTCGGTCCCCAGCGCAATTCAGGCGGCTCATCGCCAACGACATAGAGCCACGTCGGCTTGTTTGCAGGGTGGCCGTAATGCCCCTGTTCGACGTAGCACGTCCAACCGTCGTCGCCGTCCTTGGCCCAGCCCTGCGCCGGCGGAATTGGTAGTCCGAACGTCGCCCAGGCGCCCGACTTCGCCGGATGCTCGAGGATGCCGCCAAAGCGGCGTACACACGCCAAGGCAAACGAAAAGCAGCCGTTGTCTGCGCCGAAGACACCGCGCTTCGGGTCTCCCGCCGGCCGGCATCCATGCCACTGCACCCCCCACCGCTCGCACGGCGGATGCGCCACGACCGGCCACGGCCCCGCGTACAGCCGCGCATCCCGCGCTTCATCCCACGGGTCAACGCCGTCGAGGCCGAAGTAGCAGCCGCCCTTGGCAACGAACAAAGCCGCAACGGTTGTCATCGCTCCCTAAACTCCGCCAGCTCGCCAACCCACATCGCCGCCGTAACAACCCCGCCCACAACGACCCCGCCAATCGCCGCAGTGCCCAACGCGAGCGAATACACGCCGACGACGATGCAGCCGATTGCGAGTTCGGCTGAGTCGTACACGAAACCGCCGGGGCCGCGGGTTAGGAGCTTGTCGCGCAGGGCCTCGAAGATCACAGCCCCAACCCTTCCCGGCGTTCCTTATCCGAGTTCCGACCGGGCGGAGCCAGGAGCGCTTCGCCGGTCAGGCCGCGATCGATTCGCGCATACATGCTATTGCGATGGATTCCTACGATCTCCGCCCACTCGCCTATGCACTTTGTATCGGAGCCAATGGTCACGTAACGATTGCTGGAGCGATTCCGATTCTGCGCGGCATAGGTGGCCCATACGCAGTTGCCAGGATCATAGTTGCCCTTACTGTTCACGCGTTCGAGGGTGTGACGTGGGGTAGGCTTCGGACCCATGTCAGATAGGAAAGTTTCGAAGCAGTCCCACCGCGTGCAAAACGTGATTCCGGCTCCGCCGTATATTGACCACTTTTTGATATTGGGGTTACGGCAACGATCGCGAGCCGCGCGCCAGGATGAATACTCCGGTGACATCCATCCGCCGCTTCGGGTATGTCCATGTCTTTTCTTTCTCATAAGCCGAGAGCCTCTCTTCGTTCCTTGTCGTTCGACCAGGCCAATTGCACGTCCGACGGATAGAACATGAACGGCGGTCCATCGACGTATAGCCGCGTGCGTCCGCCGGTGCCGAATGGGTCAGTCCGAATCACCTCGCGAACGGCGCGTAAATCGACGTCGTAACCGGCCAGGTCACATGCTGTTTTGTAATCCAGGATTGCGTCTTCTTTGAGCTTGATTTTGTCGCCTACGCGAACGGTCGTTGGCAACGACTCGCGTTCCAGTACGTCAACGACGTGCGATGGGCCGCCAATGTCCGTATGCGCCGTCGCGTGGCGTTTAGCATCCGACTTGAGCGCGATTTCGTCGCGCTGGAAGAGACAGCCGCGATGGGTGCATTTGATCCACCAGCTCGATTTGCCCTTACCCATGGCCCGCCTCGATGTCATCCGCGCACAGCTCCAATTGCTCACGGACCTCGCGCGAGATTTGGCCCATGAGGTGACGGCGCGCGACCCAGTCCCGGAGTTCTTTCGTCACCGACGGCTTTTCGGCGACCGCTTCGCTCGCAGATTCGGCGCAGTAGGCGTCCGCGCACTCTTGGCAATAGGCGGTTTCGTTCTCGTTGAAGTCTCGATCGCAGCCAGAGCAGCCAAGGGTCGGAACTTCCACTGTGACCGTCTTCACGCCGCTCTCCGCGCGTTCCGCTCACGGATGGCCATGACCAGGGAGCGTGTCTTCGTCTCGCATTCGACCTGGACCACGGCCCGGGCCAGGGGGGACTGGGCCGCGGTAGCGCCGGCCGCCATGGTCGCCGCGACGAGCTCGGCCGCCTGGCGTTTTGTCAGGCCGCAGGTCAGAGCCGCCTGGAACACCTTGGCGGCCGTCCCGTCGACCTTTCTGGAACGCACCCCTGCGACCTGTGGGGAAATGGGCGAACCAACTTTATAATTGGTAAAGCACTTGCGCGATGTGGCCATAGAACCTACCTCCGTCCAACAACGACCCAAGGAGACGGCGCGCTGCAACCCTGAAACATCCCCCGATGAGCAGCGAGGAGCGCGCGGCCGCCTTCTTCGATCGTCGTGAAACTCATCGGGGGTATTGTCCAGTTTGCACGACGTTCGAATGCTTGCAAGTGGGAATTTCGCTTACAGTTGATACGAGAGAGCTATGGCGGCGGCTCCATAGTGTAACCGCTTGGAAACGCACGCATGTTCAGTATTGCGACCAGCAAAAAATCGTACTAGCGGGTTGACGGCCAGTACAAGAATGGCTAGCGGCGCGTGCGATCGCGCTCGATGCCGCGCTCAAAAGTCTCACGAGCAGAGCTTAGATCGGTCGGCCTCGAGGCGACGTAATCGGCCGTCTGCTGAAGGTTCGCGTGACCTAGAATCTGCTGTAGTACCTCGATGCGCACGCCGCGCTCGACGGCCCGGGTGGCATAGCCTCGACGGCCAGAGTGCAGCGGTACGCGCTTCTCCCCGGCGGCGGGCTTGAGTTCGGCGCGTTCGGCGAGCCCGCGCCAGATCATAGACATCCAGTTGCGCGAGTAGGCGCCCCCCGTGCGCGGAGAACGCAGCACAAGAGGCGAGCGGATGTCTCGAGGCAGGGCGTCGATAGAAGCAAGCAGGCGGCGCGTGATGGGCACAGAGCGCGCCCTACGACTCTTGGTGATGGCTGCGGGCAGGTTGATCTGCAGCCTCGCCCGGTCCACCCAGGAGTGCTCGAGTAGGCGTATCTCGGAATTCCTCAGCCCGGCATCGTTCGCCGCCAAGATGATGAACGTGTCCCGCGCCAGGTCCGACTCAAACAGGAGGTGTTCGACGTCTTCCTCGGTCGTGGCGCTCTCCCTGTGCTTCTTGGCCTTGAGTCTCTTCGCCTCGCACAGCTGGGGCACCGCGGGATACATCCCCTCGCGTTTCCCCCAGCGCACCATTGCGAGCAGGCAGGCCAGGACGGAGTTCAGCGAGGTCGCCGCCAAGTCGCTGCGCTCGACGCGGTAGGCGGTCCAGTCGGCGACCATAAGGGAGGCCACGTCACGCGAGCCCCAGCGCTTGATCAGCGGTCGCAGTAGGTGCGCGGACGTCACCCAGCCGGGACGATGCTGCTGTGATATCTCGCACGTCCTGTAGAGCTCGGCGACGGTGATAGACGGGCGCGTCGGCGCAATGCGCTCGGACAGCTCCGTTATGAGTCGTGCCTGCGCCGCTAGAAGCGCGCGCAGCTCTGCGTCGTCCACCTGGCCACCCCCGGGGCTTCAGCGTCGCCAAAGCCGAGCCGTGAACTGTCGCGCCAATCTTCTGGCGCGTCTTGGTAGTTGTGTGTGCCCTTACGTCGGCCTAGCAAATGTCAGCTAGCGCAATGCACCAACGACACAGGTTTCGAATGTGCGATGACCGCGGTGTCAGTCCCGACGGTGACGCGTGCTTCGAAACCGTATGGGGCGTCGGTTACGGTTTCGGTCACTGCGTCTTGACGCAATGTTCACCAACAATTCGCGAAAGAAATCGCCGCTCGCACGTTCAATGACGGGCGTCACGGTTCGTCGGGCGCATCGAGGCGACGCAGGCCCAAGTCATCGTCGTAGAGCCAGGGGCGGCCGTCGGTGTCCAGATAGGCAATGACAATGATGTGCGGCGCTGGCGTGGGCGTCTTGCCCGCCGGTTTCCACCCTGGCTTCGGGATGGAGATCAAGCGCTGGTCGATGAATCGCGGTTTCATCGCGCCAGCTCCTTCGCGCGCGTGACGGGCTTGGCGTCGAGGAGAGGATTGATAACGCGGTATAGTTCTCCCGACTCGGCGCACGATTTAGCGACGCAATCAGACCCACATTCCTGCTCAGGAACGGCCTCCCATGCTGTCTCTGTTTCGAGGACCCCGTTAGGACTCTCGGTATCCATCTCCTTCAGGGAAAGCAAGAGATAACGATGGTGCTTGGTGCACCAGCCGCAGCCTAGTATCCAAACGACATCGCCCGCCCGTAACGATGCGAACGACGTCACCAACTCGCATTCCTCGCCGTTGATCTTCATCGCTTCCTACTCCTCACTTCCTGAATCCACGTCGCCGCTTCGGCCTCGCGTTCGGCCCGCGCTTTGTCGCGTGCCTTGTCGCGCGGTTCTGCGATGTGCCGGCCGGGACCTTCGAAAGCGCGTCGTCTAGCCTCCTTCACATCCTTGGCATGCGTTGGCGATACGCGCCGCTTTGCTTCCATGATCTTGAGGGCCGTGAGCGCAGCGGCGCCGAGGGTTGAATTGGGGTCGCGCATGGTTCCTCCTGTCGGCGTGTCGGGATTCGAACCCGAAACCCAGGTCGCTTACTGGACGTCTCCAGCCGCAGATTCCCGGGAGCCTGATCAATGGCCGCGGTTGTCCATTACCGCTCCCACGCCGAATAGCCGGCGTAGCCGGCGGGGTGACTAGAAGCCGAGCCGTTGATCTTCTGAGTTCAGGTCGAACCCGGCAGGATGAGACTTCTTCATCTCGGCCGAGAGCTTCTTCAGGTCGGCGACCGACATGCGGTTTTCGGCCTTCACGCCGTAGGTTGCCGGGTTGACGAATGCGATCTTTTGCCGGCGGACGCCTTTGTACTCCTCGGTCTTGACCGTTACGCGGCAACGCCCGTGCGGCTCCTGTTCGTTGAACAGGTCCAGGTCTTCGCCCGAGAAACCAAGCGCGTGGCAGGCGTCCACCGTGCGATCGTACGCTGCGGCAGAAAGCCACCCGGTCCACTCCATGACGCTGCCATCCTCGATTTCAAACATCATGACAGCGGCGGGCTTCTGGTCGTTTCCCAGCCTTCCCCACTGAATCCACTCGCTGCCGCTCTTGATCAGCTTCGCTTTGTAATCGCCGTCGTTCATGTTCAGTCCTCCTCGCGGTCGGTCAGCTCCTCGCGGGCGTAGAGCCCGAGAGTCGCCGACGGGTAAACCATGCGCACGAGCTGCACCATCGCAGTCTTGCGCAACATCTCCTTGCGTCGCTTGTCCCACTGCCCTCGGTCGTCCCTCTTGCCTGGTCCCGGCGGCGGAGCGGGTTCGGCAGCTGCAATGCCCGCTGCTACCGCGTCATCGATCGAATACGTGAACGTCTCCGGCTGCGGGTGCTTCGCGTGCTTCGTCTCCCACGTCGCCTCAGTCATGCTCGACGACACGCGGCGCAGGTAGACGCAATCGGGGTGCTTCTCGGCGAGCACTTGAATCGTGTTCGCGGCCAGCGACGGCTTGCCGCTGATGACATGGAACATGTCCAGGCTCGTGAGCACCGGAAAGCCCATCTCCTTGCCGCGGATCATGGTTGCGAGGATGGCCTCGGGATTGCCGAACTTCGTGTAGAGCCGGCTGTTCATCATCGCCTTGGCCAGCCAGTACGCATCGGCGACGCTGTTTGGCTGCAATGCCGGGTTCGGCGCCGGCACCGCGAGAGCCTTGGTATCGTTCGACGCCGCCGGCTTTGGCATATCGACCAGTTCGCCGATGGCTACGGTTTGCGGCTCCGACTCGGGCGCAATGTGCGTTGTCTCGGCCTTCACGCCGAAAACCTTCTCTGCCGCAATGACGCTACTTGGTACGTCTTCCACGGGTGGCTCCTCCAGTTTGACGATGGGTTTCACGGAACGACCGCTGTACAGGTCGTCGAAGTTGATCGGGACGTCTCGGCGCAGCTCAATCAGCTTGCGCGTGGTTGCATAGTCGAAGCCCTGGAGCGCCGCCGTCATTGCCGGCGTGAACTGCTTCTCCTCGAGTGCCTTGACGATGCCGGCCCAGTCGCCATTGGTCTGCAGCATCGCTGTGGCGCGCTTCTCGCCGACGCCCTGACAGCCCTTGATGTTGTCCGATGCGTCGCCCACGAGGGCCAGCCAGTCGCCCAGTTGCGACATCTTCACGCCGAACTTGGCTTCGGCTTCGAGCTCGGACCACACCGACCAGTCGTGCGTGCGCAGCTGCTTCACGCCGGGCCGCAGAAGCTGCATCAGGTCCTTATCGGCGCTGCAGATGGCGACGGGGTGCCCACGGCGGATCGCTTCCTCGCACGCGGTCGCAATGACGTCGTCGGCCTCGAAGCCCTCCGACTCCCAAAGCAGGTAACCGTCCGCGCGCAGGCGCTCCTTGACCCGGTCAAGCGTGTCGTAGAAGTCGTTGCCGAGCTTCTCCCGCTGCGCCTTGTACGTCGGGACAAGGTCTTTCCTCCAGCTCTTGCGCGAGTCGAGGCAGATGGCCGTCAGTGCGTTGGGGTCTTTCTTCGCGCACCGGGTGACGGCGTCGAGCGTGGCGCTGAATGCGACCGATAGCGGCCCGTTTTCGTTAGCTCTCCAAGCGGGATGGAACAGCGACGAAAGGTCTATCAGCACCACGCGCTGCTTCGTTTCGACGGCTGCGGCGGTCATTTTCCAGTCCTTTGCTTTTCGATCAGTCCAGCGATATCGGGCGGCGTCCATCCCTCGGGCTTCGCTATTTTGGCGAGTCCCGGGATTCGCACCTTGGCCATGTTGGCGTCCGTAATGGCCTGAAACAGTGGCGCAGCGTCGATGCCGAGCCGAACGAGACCGCCGAGGGCATAGAACAGGTCGTCCAGGTAGCCGTCGGCCAGGTCCGCAATGTTCCTGCGCCGAATCGCCGTCTCGATTTCGCTGTGCTCGCTGTCCATCCATTCGAGCCGCAACGTGTGCTCGTCCCAATCAACTTGATCCTCGGTCAGCGGCGTTGACGGTTGCGGGCCGAAGAACTTTTCTTGAAACGCGCGGACTAGGGCTTGTGCGTCGGAGATGGTCATTACCAGAACTTTCGAATGAAGTGATAAGCAACCCAAACGATTCCGGCCACAATGCCGACGTTGAACATGATGACTAACGGCGCAGTTATGGCCGCAATACCGAACACCGTTCTCTGCCGGCGCTCAATATTGCGGTGAATCTCGCGCATGTTCATCATTGGAGCATCCTTGAATGGGTCATGGTTTTTGAATAGCATTTTCATCCTTTCGTCATTTCAACCAAGTGCCGCCAACAGAAATCCCGCCATCTCGAAATCAGCGCGCCGAATCCGCAACGAATGAGCTTGATGGGCCGCGGGTCGCGATTGCGAATTGTGGGGCAGTTCACGGCTTCACCCCATCGCGCCACATGAGCCGGCGCGCGAGCCGATTGCGCAATGCTTCGACACTGTCCCCGTCGTGATATCGGCAGGCCGATGGGTCATCGGGGTATCGGTTCACCGGCGCTGCGTCGCAGAGCTTGCAGCCTTGGCGCTTCCCGCCGATCACCCCCTTGGCGTACCGATCGCGGCGCGCGAAGATCAGGCGCATGGCCGCAGCGCGATAGGCGTTTCCGCGCCCCTGCATGTGACGAACCCGGATACGCCGCACCGTCTCGAAGTAGGTTCCATCTTCGTCGCCGACGAATTCCTGGCCGTCGTACTCCCACTCAATACGCCAGGACGTACGGACGACTTTCGTCACCTTCACGCGCGAAGGTGACCCAATCGGAGCCTTTGTCATCGCCCCACCAAATGACTCAGCTCCCACGCAACCTTGCCGTACCACCCCGCGACGCCAGCCAGGACCAGCGACACCAGGAACGCCGTGCCGATCGAAACCAGCGCGATGCGACCGGCGCGATTGAGGATGTGGTGCACGTCCATGTGGTGCGACCAGCACATCCCAATCGCCGAGCGCGAGCACCAGAAGCAACGGCGCCGCATGAACCAGCCGATCATTGCTGCACCTCGAATTTGAACGGCCCGAACCGATCATTGAGCCAGAACTCACCCGTCGTTCGATCGACCCTAGAGACGAAGTCGCCGACGCGCGGCGAGCCGTTCTCGCGCTTCAGTTCCTTGATGACGTGGGACATGGCAGCCGAGCAGGTGTCTGCCGTCGCGGGCTGAACAATCTCGGCCATTGCGTGTGCGTAGCCGTCGGTGGCTACGATCTTCGCCGTCCCGTCGTTCATCGTGAGCAGCCATGCCTCGACGCCGCCGGGCAGGTACTTGTCTGGCATCTTCTTCGGGAGTCTCACGTTCGCACCACCGCTCGCGACCCGTTGCACTTGTCGCAGACCTCGCCGCTCTCGTACCTCAGCTCCTCGTCGCACTCGGTACACCGTGGTGGTCGCGGATCGCACCCGTCGCAGCTGCAGCCGTAGCCGTGCTGCAACTCGTACCACTCGTCCCAGCCGCTCACGACGCCCCCAGTGCGCCAAGCGCCTTGAGCGCCCGTTCGGCATAGCGGCTAGCAGTGCGCGGCGCGCCAGCCCGCGCCGCCGACAAACACGCCTGCGTCGCCTGTATCGCGCGGCGCCTGCGGTCCTCAAGGTCCAGGATGGTCGCCTCCATCAGGGCGCGATCGAAGAAGTCCGAATCAATCGGCTTGCCAGGGGCCTTCGTCGCTTCGAACTCGCGCGCTTCCCGTGAGCCTGGCGCGATGTACGACTCACAGGACGACTCGGGCATCGCATGCAGGACACAGGTGATGCCGCAGCGTGCGCAGAAGGGATTGTGACGGGGTTTCGAGTTCATTGTTGGCCTCATCAGGCGCCGAGTTACGGCGCGACCGGCCGAAGCCGGTTTCGGCCTTACGCAGCCTTGATCTCGACCGGCGTACCCAGCGCGGTCATGCGTGCCGCGCACATCTCCGCGATGGCCGTGCGCGAGTCGCCGAGAGCGCGAAACTCGGCCATGTCCATCTTGCGGCCCGGGCCGCCGTCGAACTCGCCCTCGAAGTACGCCTTGATCGCCGAAACACTGTTCATCTCCATCGAAGCCTCCATAAGTGAACACTAGCAACTGTTCACACCGCTAGCAAGCGGAAAAGTGAACACTCGCCACTTTTCTTAGGAGAGACCGCCCGGCCAGTGCTTCGAGTCGGCCGGCCAGCCGGTCAGCTCTTCGATCTCTTCGGCCCGGTCACGCGGAATAGGCCGCGGGTTATCGGCTCGGCGCTGCATGGAAAGCAGAGACACGCTACACTTCAGCCGCTTGGCCAGACTGCGCAGCGTGAACCCCTTAGGCTTGACCGACCTGATAACCTCGATGAATGGGTCAGCCGACCGGCCTTTACTGATGGCGATGCGAGATTCGAGTTGCATCTGTTCACTACGAGTGTTAACACTTGAACGGTGAACAGGCAAGCGATGTTCTTCCGCGACCGCCTCGAAAAGCTCGGCCTGCGCCTTGAGCAAAGCCTCCAGCGCAGCATCTTCGGCCTTCAGCATCGCGGCGGCTTTGTCGCGACGGGCAGTGGCGCGGGCAACCTCTTTATCGAGCGGACGACGGGGCACGTCGGGAAGGTAGCATGATCAGCCTGGACGCGATGCCGATACAGCTAGGAAGCCGAGAGGAGTTCGCCTGGGTGAGCCCGGAGGATTGGCTTCTCGTTAATACGTGCGGCTGGCGACGCCGCATAAGCGGCCTTCGGGTCTACGCCGCCAGCCACCATCGCCGCTGCGGCCATGGACGCCACGAAGGCGACCTGCATCGTTTTGTCGGTGCTCTTATGGGTATGTCCGGCGCTCGCATCATGGATCATCGCGACGGCAATGGCCTGAACAATACCAGGCAGAATCTTCGCTCCGCCACCAGGGCGCAAAACAACTCCAATCGAAGACCCAATCTATCAAACCGTGTCGGCCTTAAGGGCGTTAGGCGCTGTGGCCTTAGGTTTCTGGCTCAGATAACAGTCTCAAAAAGGAATCGCTATCTAGGCCTTTTTGTTACGGCCGAAGCAGCTGCCAGGGTTTACGACGCATGGGCCAAAGCCGCGTTCGGCGAGTTCGCATGGATCAACTACCCGGAGGGAATCAATGGACAAGGTTAATGACGTCCCCGCAGCCGCCCCGCTCGCGGCCGACAGGACGAAGTGCCGTTGGTACTGCGGTATGACGATGAACGCCATTTATGAGGACGACCGCCAGGTAATCCTGGGCGAGAAGTTCCATGCTTACGATCCGCGCACGAACGCCGACCAGCGTTGGTGCTCTGCCGCCTGCCGTGACGCCCGCCTCCCTCCCCTCGCGGCGCAGTCGGCCGAGACCGCTCATGATGAATGTTGCGAACCTGGATGTTCTACTAGCTGCCCGGCGCGTAAGCCCGCCCCGCAACCCGCCCCGGCGTGCGCGCATGGATGCAGTGACACACAGGCGAACACGGCGTGCCCGACGCACGGCAAGCCCGCCCCGGCGAAGCCTATGCAGCTCCCGCCACAGCGCACCGATTGCGCTGACTGCGGAGGCCCACATGCGGCAGCGGCGTGTCCTGGACGTCCTGCGGTCCCGTCGTGCATGCGCCCAGGCCTCGGATACGTCGAATGCGACGGCATCGTCAACGGCGGTCTCTGTGAGTCGCACGCGATGCTGTCGCGGATGTCGGTCGGCAAGCCTGCACGCGTTGAAGGACTGCGCCGACTCGGTCACATCGCCGGCATGCACGACGACGACCTAATTGGAGGTGCGCGGTGAGCGACAACGACGTTTGCGGCAAGCCGCTGTGCCGTCAGATTCGACGGGCGCACGTCTGGACGAATCACACCATCGCCCACGCCTTCGTCGAACCCGTCCCCGCGCCCCAACCGCCAGCCGACGCGACGAGTCCTAACGACAAATGCGCCGGGACATGTGTCGACGGCGGTCTCTGTGGCTACGTCAGGCGCGCTCACGGGAAGGAGCTGGGACAAATCGGTCATCGCTTCGTCGAGCCCAAGCCAGACGACCCACCCGTCACGGGCGATGGGGATGCGGCTGAGTTAGATCGACTGGTTGAGGATGCGGTCATGTCGATGAACGTGAGGCCATATCATTCGACAAGGCAGGCGATGGACAATCTCGCATACGAAGCCTACGCCGCCGGTATCGCCCGAGGGCGCGCTCTCGGGGCGAGGGAAGAAAGGGCCGACATCATCCGCGATGCACATGAGTCGCACTGCTATTGCTGCCCGGGACGGCCGAGGTGTCCAATCTGCGAATTCGCCGACGCCATCGCCCGTCGCGCAGGGAGGGGAACGCCATGAACGATGCGAAGATCAACGCACTGGCCGAGGAATGGTCAGAGCGAAGCATTGAAGTGGGAGACGGCATAACGACGCAGCGAAGGATTCGCGCTGCCCTTCGCGAACTAGCCTACGACCACGACACGGAGATACTGGCGCTGCGCCGTCTCGTCGAGGAAGCGAAGGGCGAACGGGACCGGCTCAAGTCACTGCTGGAGTTTTCGGCAGGGCTACTGAAGGCCAAAGGTACCGAAATCGACCGGCTCAAGGGCGAGCTGGCCGAGGCGCGGCGGCTGCTGATGACTGCGCCGCTTAACGTTCATGCCGATAGCTTACTTGCGTGGATGAAGGCGCGCACAAAGCATCTCGCCGCCCCGCCAGCCGAGCAGGTGCAGCCGACGAAACGCGAGTTGGACGTTTGCGCACGTCCAAATTGCAGGCAACCTCGGCACTGCGACATCCACGACCCCGAACGGGGCAGTCACATGTTTCTTGAGCCGAAGGTCGCAACCGAGGATTGCGACACGTGCATCGGTCCCGGCGAGTTGTGCGACGAGCACGAGGAGGAAGAGGACCGCGAAGAGGCAGCCGAGCAGGCGCAGGGGGAGGGGGCGCTCACGCTCGAAATGCTAGACGAGGCTCTACGGGATCATATCAACGATGAATATGACCGATCGACCGCGCTCGCCAAGCGGGTGGAGGGGCACGAATTCGAAGCCGACGCGCACGGCATACGCGAGTCGATTGACGCGCTAGAGGGCAGGCTGCGCGATTTCGTTGTGGCCGAAGTGCGGCGCGCTATGTCGCCGCCTTCGTTCGGCCTGACCAAGGAGCAATTCAAGCCGCCCGTGCCCACGCATGCGTTCGTTGTACCGACAGGCCAGACGTCGGGTTATCTGCTCTGCGCGTCCGAGGGCTGCGGCAAGAGGTCTGTCGATTCTGTTCATTCGATATCCGCAGCACCATCCCCGCCCGAGGCCACCGGGCCTGGACATGCGTTTCACTGTCTCTGGTATCAGCAGGGCAAGCACAAAGAGGGACCCTGTGACGACAATTGCCCATGTTGGGTATGCGGCTACTTGCGTGGTCGTCACACCGTCCCCTGTTCTAACCGGGAGGCTTCTATGTCGCCCGCTCTCGAAAACCCCACGGAAAAAAAGCAACCGCCGGTCACTGGGCATGCGTTCGTGCGCGACCTCGACGGCAGATGTGATAAGCGGCGCGGTGACTACTATCGATGCGGAGAAAAGGCCGACGACCCCATCCACGCCGTCCCGCCCATCACGGAGGGGCGCAAGTGATGTTCGCGTCGGTCTGCTACGCCTGGCATCTCGATAATGGCTGGAACGTCGTCCATGTTG